GCCTCAAAGGCGCGCTCGCCAGGCATCGCCGAGTAGGACTGGATCGGGATGTACATCGGGTCGTTGACCGTCAACCCCATGATGACGTACTCGACATTGACACCAAATGGAGCGGCGAGCGCCGTCATGATGCTCAGCGGCGTCATCCCGTTGAACTCGCGAGGCAGGTGTACCTGGGCGTCCATGTCGCCGTACTGCGCCGGGTCGACATAGCACGCGGAACTGTCGATCAGGTCTCCGGTCTTCGAGCGCCCAGGGATGTTGACGGCCTCCGTCTCTTCGTCAGTCGATATTCCGTCGACGTCGATGTAGCCCGTCAGGGCCTCGTCCCCGTCGTCCATGATGACGACCTGATCTCCCGGTCGAGCACGGAGCGGGTTCGGGTCTCCAGGCCAACGAAGGGTTGACGAGAACGAGAACGAGCTCGCGGCGCTCTCGATAGACCTCGACATCGAAACGGACTTCCACCCCTCGTAGCGGACGCCGCCTATGGTGACGGTCGTGCTCATCGCGTCAGCACCTGCACGTCGCCAGACACAAAGGCCGGGTGTGCCACGTTGTTCCTGGTGAGGATCTCTCCCTCTCGGGTCGGGTCTCCGTAGAGTTCCTGGGCCATAACCAACGCTGGCCGGGCCACCGGGACAGAGATCGTCACGATAGACGGAAGGTCCTGGGAGCGCTGGTCAATATCGCGGGCCGAGGCTCCGTTCAAATCGGTCAGCGCGGCGAACGTGTCATCGGCCGGAGGCACGGATAGCTCCGCGTCGGTCAGCGCGGCGAATGCGTCACGCTCCGCGATGGCTTGGTCGAGGCTCGTGAAGTCCTCGTCAGCAAGCAACGCGGCGTGCCTGGTCATCGCGTACCGCTGGTTAAGCGCACGATTCGCCTCGTCGATGTCCTGGCTCGTCTGCCCGTCCGTGGTGTCCGCTGCGGTAAGGGTCGAGGCACTGTTTCGACTGTCGCCGGTCAACGCCTTGATGACGCTAAGGCTGCCGATGATCTCGAACACGGTCAGCATCCTCGCGGCGAGCTGCGACGGGAGCAGCAGCTCCGCTTGCAAGTCTTGGTCAATCTTCTGCAACGAGACGACGATATCGAGCAGGTTGTCCACGGTGTCAGTGAACGGGCCCGTGATGGCTTCGAGTATGACCGTGATCTTGTCCTGTGCCCCAGCGGTCCACTGCGCCGCAGCCCATGTCGCGCCGACCAGATCGTCGACGGCTCCGTAGTCTTCCTCGACGGCCTCGGCAAGTGCGAGGTTTGCCGCTATGACCGCGTCCTGCGTACTGCCGGCGTCGGTCGGGTTGATGAGCTCCCCGGCCTCTCGGAACGTCCACGCAAGATCGGCCGTGCCACCGATGGACACGCCCTGCCTGACGTCGAGGATCCTGCAGACGACAACGCGGCGGCCGTAGTACGGATGGATCAGGACGCCGGGCCCTTTCTTCTCCGCGGCGTCGATCAGATCGCTGAGGCGATCGAGGTAGTCATCCCCTGCAACGTAGCCGTCGATAGTGTATGGGATCTGCCTTCGCCCTTGGTCGTCAGAGTGCGGGGTGTCCCTGTCAGGAAACTCGTTGTCTGCGCCGCGGCGCCCGTGGCTATCGCTGGCCCCAGTGACGGAGAACGGGACGCCACGGAAGGAGGCGTTGCGTAGCTCTTCGCGATAGCTCATCACATGCCCCCGAAGCGGTGGCCGGTCTCGACGGATGTAGGCACATCCCCCTTGACGCTCTTGACGCGGACTGCGGAGGTGTCGCCTTGGATCTCAAGGACAACCCTTGACTCTGATTGTCCGGGAGGCTGGAAGCCGGCCACCTGCTGCTGCCTGCGAATAGACGCGATGGTGTCTTGGTGCCTTAGTGACGCTGCCTGCGCTTCTCCAATTGTCCTGAAGTTTGCAGGCGATATTTCAGGCCTGTCGAACGACGCTATAGCGCCTCCGCTGAACGCCTCAACAGCTTTCTGCCTGATGCTTCCGCTCTTGATGACCTCTCTAGCCGGGGTCACGTCGTTGAGCGAATCGTTGATCATCGAAACAGCGGTCCCGACTGTCAACAGGGTGGCAATTAGCGGATGGCCTGCCAGTGCTGCCTGCGTGGCCGTAAACGCCCCGACAAGACTAACGCTCAGGTTCTTGCTGAGCCACAGCACTGCGCTAGAAACCTCCCCGATAGATTCGGCGATAGCGTCCCAGTCGGCACCCTCGATCGCCGACGCCAGTTTCGCGACGTTCTCTGACACGTTCTGCGCGATCAGCTTGTCGTTCTCAAGGACCCACTTCTCAAGCTTTTTCAGGTATGGAGTGGCTACCGGCAGAAGCGTCGATCCAATCGAGCGCGCTACGCCACCAAGCGCGAACTTGGTGTCCTGCAGTTGGTCCGTGAACTTCTCGGCCTGCCTTGCCTGCTCCGCCGTGATCAGGTTGTACTTGTGGGCCTCTTTTCGCGAGTCCTTGAATGCCTTGGCTCCGCCCTCGGCGATACGGATCACGCGCTTCCCGACTCGGCCGAACGCGGCGTTAGCCAGCGCAGCCTTGTCCATCGGGTCTTCTAGTTTGGCGATGGACCCTACCATCAAGTCGAACGCCTCGGACGCGCTCTTCGTGGCCTTGAGTTCTTTCAGGAGGGCCGGAGACGCCTTTTTCAGCATCGTAACGAGAGTGCCCGTCCCGGCGCGCGCTTCACCTACGCGCTTTGACAGGTCCTCGATGGCCTTTCGCATCTCATCGGAGGACAAGCCGGCGTGCTGCGCGGCGAAGTCTAGTTCCTGGATGTCAGTGACGGACTCGCCAGTCTGCTTTGAGAACTTGGCGAGCTCGTCGCCAGCCTTGGCGTAGTCCAGCGTAAGTTTCGTGATCCCGGCCGCGGCAGCGGCGGCGCCGACAACGCCGATGCGTGCCAAGCTCCCGGCCGCGCGCTTCGACGCGCTCGAGATAGATGACATCGTCCGCTTGGCAATACGCTGCGCTCGTCTCAGCCCGGGGCTGAGCTTGTCGTCTACTGTGAGCTTTGTCTTGACTTCGAACTTCTTAGCCATCCTCGCCCTCTTCGATAGCGTCCAGGAGCATATGCAGCCGGGCGGGAGTGAGGTTCAGCACGTCGCCGATCGGCTGGTGCAGGTCGAGTACCAAGGTCTTGATCAGCGGTCCAACGGCTTGGCCGTAGTCTAGATCAACTACTCGTCCGTCGTCTCGGGCTCGTCCACGTCTGCGCCCGAAGGCACCAAAAAAGGGGTGACACCCTCGATGATGGCCATCCAGTCGTTGGGAGACGCGGACCTGACGTCGACCTCTGGCACGTCGGACAGCAGGACCGTAAGCCTGATCGCTTCCTCGAGCGACGGGCCAGCGTTCTTGACGAAGTCGCGCACGTTCACGCCAGCGTCGGCGATCTCGCCTAGCGTTGGCTCACGCTTGAACACGATCTCCGTGCGGGCGTTGGTGCCGACGCCGATTGGCTTGCTGAGCTTGATCGGGTCCATGTGCTACCTCGGCATGCAGGACGAGCCGAAGAGCTCGAAGGAAGCCTCCCCGCTGTCCGCGTCGTGGTCGATCTTGTCCATGACGAAGGCGCCCTGCAGGTCGTATGTCGTCCCGTTGATGAGCGAGGCGGTCACGGTCCCGCCTTCAAGGCGCTGCAGCAGGGCCAAGGACACGCCCTCGGCCATGACGAGTGTCCCGGAGATCCCGGGGGCGATGTTGATCCGCTTGACGTGGACGCCCTGCTGATGGTCAACAAGGGCCTCGTTCGACGTGTTCGACGGGGAGATGACGAACGATCCGGTGGTCGAGTATGGGACGCCGTCGATGGTGAACGACAGGGATCCGGCAATGGGCTTGGCCATGGGTCAATTCCTCCTAGAAGCGGAACGAGGTGCGGGTTGCCGTCTTGGTGAGCGACCCCGTCATGCGTGCCGGGTTGAAGATGTCGACGCGGTTCCGGTCTCCGGTGCCGTCCTGGAAGTTGCGTTTCACGACCAGCTCGTCGGCGTACCCGTCGTAGTCGCGGCAGTAGCCGAGTCGAATCCACTCACGGTAGCGTCCGAGGATTCCGCCCTCGATGGTGCTAGGCGCGACGTAGGTGCCATCGGACGGCGCGCCAGGGGGCAGCGGGTCGTCAGTCAGCACGGCGCGCGGGTACTTGGTCGACAGGTGGTTTTCGAGGTCGCGGTTCGTCTCCGTCAGCTTCGAGATCGTCGTGTACTCGCGGTAGGCGTCGTCGTCCTCTCCGCCCGCGTCCGTGGTGTAGGTCGTGATCGCTTCCTGGATGTGGACGCTTCCGCTCTGCGTGTAGTACGTCGTCGCGATGCCCTCGCCCAGCAGGGTCTCGACCTCGATCTTGTTGAAGCGGTCGCCAGGCGCCGGGGCCATGTTGCCCCGGACCTCGAGCTTCAGGTACGGCCGCGCAGCGTTCGCGCGGTTGGCAACGGCGATTGCGCCCATGACGCCAGCGCCCCACGCCCACGAAGCCGTCAGGCTCAGCGGGTCGTAGACTCCGACTGCGCCGCCGTCGTCAGATCCCTCGACGCCAAAGCACGAGAAGTGCTGATCGTCAACGAGCGCGCCGTAGGTCACGAGTTCGGACTGCGTCGCCTGCTTGCCCATGAAGACGTGCCCGTAAATCTTGCTGTCGTAGGACCAGCGCCCCGTGGCGTCGTTCATCTCGGCGGCAAGCAACGCGACGTTGGTCGTGTCGTTCACGCCGCAGTTGATGAAGTCGAAGGGCTCGTCGCCCATGGCCGCGATGGCGTTCGTCAGGTCGATCGTTCCAGCTCCGGCAGCGAGCTCGCCCATGTTGTTCGTGTAGGCGATGCTGACCCCATCGGGCAGCACCTCTCCGCCAACGGCTCCCTTTTCGTTGTACTTGATGCGAACATCGTGGAACAACGTCGAGTTCAGGCGCGCCGTGAACGTCACAACGCCAAACGCGCTGGTCGCCGTTAGGTACGGGCTGTCCGCGAGAACAGCGGCCGCGATAGACGCTGCGATCGTTGTCTCGCTATCGCCTGCTGAAACATCTACAGGGATTCGCTCTACAGATCGGTCGCCCGTGTAGACATAGAACGTTCCGGCCGCAGCAACCCCTGTCGTCACTGTCCATTTCCCGGTCGCCGCAGATCCGCCGGCAATCGTAACGCCGATCGCGAACAAGCGCCCGATCGGGTCGCTGTCGCGGTATCGCTGGATCTGGTGATAGATCGGCGACCCTGTCCCGAACAGTGCCGCAGCGTGCCCGACGCTCGACACCTCATACAGGGTGTCAGCAGACGCATCGTTGCCGCTGGTGCTGAATACGCCGATGATGAGCGCGCGCTTGGTGGTCCCGCCGCCGCTGGCCTGTGAACCGTCGTTTTCGATGTAGTTCCCGGGCGTGTTGATCTGGCTGGGGATCTGGTCGAAGCTGATACCGGTCATGGCCTAGCCCTCCTTCTTCTTCGGCTTGGCGTCGGGCTTGACCTCGACGAGGTCGCCACGGAGCAAGCGGCGCGTGATGTACGATGTCTGCGTGACCTCTACCGGGTCAGGCGCGAAGTAGACACGCCCTCGCCTCTGCCGCGGCTTCGGAACCTTGAGGTAGCCGAGCTCGGTGTTGTCGGCGCGAGGCTTGACGGTGATGCGCTTTACGATCATGGCGTGCCTCCGGTGAGGTCCGTCTTGACCTCGGTATCAGGCGCGGAGCCCGCGCCGTCGATGTCGGTAGTTGTTCGGACGCTGGTCAGCGCGTCGCCCTCAGTCGTCAGCGGCTCGTACTGGTAGATATGGACGAGGTCCACGTTGATCTCGGCCACGGCGTGCTCGTACTCTGCCGTGGCATCCAGCCTGTAGGCTGTCCGCAGGTTCTCGAAGCGCTCGAAGTCTGTACGGAATTCTGAGATATGCACGAGTCGGCGCTTCACGTCGTCTGCAAGTTCTGACGCCGATTGCGCGACCGTGGACCCCGCTACTGCGCGCACCCTGGCGTCGATC